AATACGTCTAATTTTATCTAACATAGAAGTACCGTAAGGTAACTTTCTATCATCACCTAATAATCTAAAGTGAGCGATTTCCCATGCTTGAAATTCCAAATCTTTATTCTTCCATTGAAAACGTAATTCTCTTGATGGAACTTTTAAATCTCTATTTTGTGTTGTGGTCTTACCCGCAGCACCTTCAATTCTTTCAATTTCAATATTTGGTAATTGTTGACATCCGATGATACCTTTTTCGGGATCTAACTTTAAATAAACAAAGTTGTCACCATACTTACAAACACCTCTAGTCCACATTTGTAAGTTAGTATTAACGTCTAATCTGTTATTAAATAAGTCTTCTAATATTTCTTTAATTCTATCTGATTCAGAATAGATCGTTAAAATTTGACCCTTTTCAGACATTGTAGTGGATTCTTCCGCATATATGTCTAACGCCGCAGATATTTCAGGAGTAAACTCCATCGCCTCATAATCGTAATAAGCTGCTAATCTATTTGGTTCATAATAAACCGATTGGTTATAGAGAGATTGGTCTAATTTAGTCCATTTATCAGCGATGTATTGACTCTGTTGAGCCTGTAACATTGCCTTATCATAATCTTCTTTGTTATCTGTTTTTAATAATTCATCTTTACTGAAATTAAATGAAGGTGCCTGTGTTACCTGAGGTTTCCCTGGATACCCAAACATCTTTGTTAATTTCTGAAATACAGTTAAATTTTGATTTGCCATTCTATATAAATACTTTTCTTTATAATATAAACTAAAATAATGATAAACTAAACATTATCTACGTTTACCAAATAACCAAGAATTCTCTTGATATGTTTGTTTACTGACATTCATATTATTATCTCGATAATATAAATTATTATTATCCGTTCCCATTGAACCTATTTGATCAAATGCGGTACCATATGAATAGAATGATTTACTTGTCTCATATGATCTTTCACTCATAGTCCAAGAATCTAACATTGCTTTGTTCGCATTTTCGTTCTTTTGTAATAAATTAAATGATACATCCGCAGCATATAAAGCCATTGACATACCCATAATAGCATCATCATGTGTTCCTTTCATATGATCAGGTCTACCGTTCATATAAACAAACGTGTTAAGTTCGTTTAATAATCTTGCAGATCTAACAATAAATCCTTTTCTAAGTTGTTCTTCAAATGCTGCAACAATTTGAGTTCTTTTGTTATTAAAGTTAAGACCTGGTATTTTATCCATGGCCTTAGCATTATAGTCCCAAATGTTTTGAGTATTAACTCCCTCAATGTATACGTTTTTGTAATTTAACTCAGTTAATTTTCTTGATGTTGCAACTCCCATTCCACCTGTAATATCCGTTACAATAAACGCATTACCATATAGGATAGCCCATTTGTATGCAACTGCCGCTAAGTCATCGGGAGGTATTTTACCAATATATTCTGCAACCTGTTCCCTATCATCAAAATCTATAATTGATATAGCCGAAAAATCCTCACTATCTCCTCTACTCACATCCACACCCATAATATAACGATGACCAATGATTGGTTCTTTCCATTGCCAAAACGTAGCCTGCATGTATTTTTCAATAGGTTCTCTAATCATGTTTTTAGCAATATTCTCTTGAATATCGCCAGGGATAACACCATCTCCTGAACCTAAGAAATCACATTCTAACTCTTGAGCAATTTTACGTCTATCATATTTAAATTTCTTTGACATTGATTCAAACCATGAAGAAAATGGTTTATAACCATCCTCCATTAGTTTATTGTACTCTTTCATGTCAAAATCGTGTAGAACAACTTCATCATCATTATATTGTTCTCTATTCAACATATAGTGACAGATATCTTGACATTTAATCCAACGTAAATCTTTAGTGTAACGAGGGTCTTTAAACCATCTTAAATCGGTTATATGGAAATCATTGATTCCACGTAATGCTTGGTCGTAAACACCGTAATAGATGGGGTCATAACCATTTGGAGTTGAGATTAGAATAATCTTACCACCCGTTGATAGAGACGCCATAGATGCTGCCCAAAAATCATCACCTGCTTCAATATATGCCGCCTCATCAAATACAAGTATGGTAGGTGTATAACCACGAAGGGCATCCGCTGAAGTTGCGACCGCCTTAACCTCACAACCATTATTTAATCTAAATCTACTCTCTGAGTTTTTATCAGGTGAGAACCCAACATTTAACCATTCAGGCCATTGTTCCAAGAAATGTCTAACCTTATTAGCCATCTCCACCGCAGTATCACGTTTGTTTGCAATAAGTAGAACTCTCTCAGGATTATCGGGTTTTGCTAATTGTAATTTTTTTGATAACCACGCTGCTGTTACTGTTGTAACTCCCGCTTGTCTATACTTTCTTGTAATATTTTCGTTGTAGTCTTCGTAGTCCTTAATTAACTGAATTTGATCTTCAAACAAATCCATTGGGACATACTTCTTCTGTGTATTATCGAATGTTTGTAAATACGTTCTAAGTGCATATGGAGTATCTTTTATAATCTTTGCATACTCAATCAACTGTTCTGTTCTGGTATTCATATATGTATAAATACAAAAAAAGGTGGTTATTGTAAACCACCTTTGTATTATTTCGTAGGTCTATCTAACCCTAACTCGTCAAATAGACTGTCATCATCATCTTCTTCATCATTACCACCACTTGGTAAATCAACACCTAAATTATTTAAAAAACCCTTTAATTCATCGTTATCAGTTTCATCACTTATACCTGTTAAGTCCTCGTCAAATTCCGCCATCGTTTGTTCGTAATCGTAATTGTTGATGTCCTCTTCAATTGCACGAACCAATGTCTCCATTAAACGATTTCCGTTTTCAGATTTAGAAACCACTTCTTTCATGAATACTAAAAATTCCTTAGCTGGTTTTTTAAATATATGTTGGAATACCATTAATTGGATAATTCCTTTAGTTTCATCTGTTAATACATCTTCAGGGAATGTTGATCTAATTCTGTCCCAAATTGCAGGTCCTAAACGTAAATCCCACATTTCTTTTTCAAGAGTATCTTCACTTTCTTCAATATCACTAAAATCTTCTTCATTACCCTCTTCATCTCTCGGTCTTCCTTGTATTGCGACTAACTCCAAAGTTCCTTTAATTAATTCGTGTATTAAAACTGGAAAGTTTACCGCTCTTGCTTTAATTGTCGGTGGGTCTGTTTGTCTATCAACATCTTCTCTACCCGCAATATTACCACCAGATTGTCCCATTGCTTTCATTTGTTCATCAGGTAATTGCCAATATAATGCGTCATTTACTGACATCATAATACCGTAAAGACCAATAATCCTATCGTTTCCAACAATTTGTCTAACTCTATCTTCAACAAAATGATACATGTAATGACCTCTTTTAGAAGCACCTTGTATAATTGTGTTTATAAATCTTCTTTTTGCTTTTTCTAAGTCAAGTTTCTCTAAATCATTAACGATTTCAATTTCATTACCAAAATTCATTTCTTCTTGACCACCTTCCTCTTCACCACCCTCTTCTTCGCCTTCTTGATCGTGATTAAAATCTTCAGGATTAAACTCACCCATACCGATAATACGTGCGTCATATTGAACTGATCCTTCAGGAATACCTAATTCCTTCATTACTAATTCAACCGCTAACTCTTCTAATTCTCTTCTATGGTTTTGTTCAAACTGTAAGATTTGGTTATGTGCACTCATCATTTGTTGCATCAATGGAGATAAACCTTGTATACCCCTCATAGGAGTGTTTGCACCGGTGTATTGTCTCATTTTAGCAACAACTTGTCTATATCTTTCTGAAGCTAATAGTTCTTGGAAGTTCTTGTTAGGTTCATCCCCTGTCTTAGGAAAAGGTATTTTTTTCAACGGAGTTTCCCCTGTCGCTAACTTATCTTGTACTCCTTGGTCAGGTCTATCCTGACTATCAAAATCCATTGGCATTTCATTCAAATTTTCTTGAATTAAAGATAAGAGTTTTTTCTTAGAAAATTGCATTTTAACTTACTTTTTTTTCTCCTCAGCCATTTTAGCCTTTGGTTTAGGGTTTGTTCCAGGTCCAGGTTGAAAAGGAGTTTTTCTTGGGTCTTCTCTTCTTGTTGGAGTTGGTCTTGTTCCAGGTTTAGTTGATGGTGCCGGTTTTGATGGTGCAGTTTTTGGTTCCGCACTTGCGATAGCATCATATGACATAAACTCAGGAATACCGTTGTGTCCCTTTTTAACTTTAGGACCAAATTGGTGGGTCATTGTTTCAGACTCATTAAGTTTAGATTGGATAAGTTCCATAATTTCGTTTTTAGACGTAAAGCTATGAAATTCTTTGTTCTCTACCAAACCTTTAACCCAATTTTTTACTTCTTTAACATCTACCTTTTTACACTTACATTTAGATTCTACCTTTCCACACTCACCACATTTTTTAACATTTTTAAGTTGTGGGAAATCTTCTTTAGATTTCTCTAATGCTTTTTCACTTCTTCCATTGTGATAATCACCCTCTTCTACTTCACTCTCTTTCTTTTCTTTTCTCTTATTATAACCATTAAAATCTGGACTTGGTGGTTTTCCTGGATTGTATGGATTTTTTCCCTTTTTTTCTTTTGATTCATTATCTTTTTTCCAACTATCAACAAATTTACCAAGTTCTTTTTCAACTTCATGATCTTCAGGATCTCTACCTAAATCCTTTTTTAATTTTTCTTTAGTTGCACCTATCATAATACCATGTAAAGATTCGTCCACTTCTTCCTCCTCAGTTTCATCAACTTCTTTTTTCTTAGGAGTAGATTTCTTTTTAGGAGTTCCTCCAAATACCGTTGAACTACTTGATTTTGAACCTTTTATAGTTAAACCCATATCAACCTCATTTACACTTTCACATTTACAAGTCTTTTCACCACATTTTGAACAACAGTCCTCAGTTTCTTTAACCTCACCTTTCTTTTCTTTATTTAATATTGCAAAGTCGTCAGCATCTATTTTACCATTATGGTTTTTATCAATTTTATTTTGTTTTCCTTTTAAAATTTCTTTAACCTCAACAGTTTTATTTGGATCATTTGCCAATTTCTGAATATCAGGATTGGATGCCATAGCTTGTGTAGTTGTTACAATTCTTTCTGATAAATCGTTAAGTTGTTTATCGGTAAAATTAACTAATGTCTTTTCAGAAAAACCTTCTTTTAAAAGTCTTCCTATTAATTCTGTTCTTTTCATGATTCCTTGAATTTTATTTCTTCTTTTAAGAGAATAAATCCTCTTGATTTTAATTTTTTTGTTACGTTTTCAATTGGTTCCGCAAACTTAAATGTTAGTCTTTCTTCAGTATTTTCAAAATCAAACTTTTCCCAAGCCATTGAAACTACACCATCTACAGCATCAATAACTCCGAAATGATCGGAGTCTTGAACTAATTCTAATTGTAAATCTGTATCTTTTAATAAACCCACTACGTCAACATATTCGATGTCAGGAGATTTAGACCGTTGGCAAGCCGAAGCAGGTATAACGAACCAATCGCCCATATCAATTTCAGTGGTCTCACTGAATACGAATTCGTATTGTTTTTGACCTTTGTAATCTGACCCAATTTCATTGACATATATTAGATGCATTTTTATTTAAAATATTTGCTTAATGTATCACCAATTGCAGCCTTTATTTCATCCAAATCTAATTCTTTAGTTTCATCTTCCGCATCCATTTCACCTTCTTCTTTAATTGAATACTTACTCAAATTTACCTCGTCGGTATCCATTGGGGTATTAACGAATTCATCTAAAGCTGACATTGAATCGTATTCGTTCATATCTAATTCAGGTTCAGCAGATGGAGCAGGTTCTTCACCTGTTGGTTCTTCAGAACCCATTCCACCTTCTTCTTCCTCTCTTTCAAATTTCTTAGCAACATCTTCAATATCTTCATCTGATAATTTATCTAAATCAACTGCAGAAATAATCATGTTTAAAATGTATTTGATATCATCACTTTCCATTCTATCATGTAAATCTCTTAATTCTTGACCTAATTTACCAGCGTATTTTTGAGCTTCAGCCATGTAAGATGATCTCTTACCAGCATCTTCATCTTCACCACCTTCAGCAGGAGAAGCATCTGTAGGTGCATCCATTGGAACTTCACCTTCAGGAGATGGGGGAGGAACGTCACCTGATGCATCAGCCGCAGGTGCTGGAGGTAAATCCATCGGTGCTTCAGGCATTGGAGCCTCTTGTTGAGGTTTGTTTTGCTTTAACACATATTTTGTTGCTTCCTGTAGTTCTTCCTGTCCTTTCAACAATTCAAGTCGTTTGAACGCTTCGGCATACGAAGAGAACTTATTCTTGTTCTTCATGAACATTCCACCGATATAATCGAGTGATGATTCATTTAATCCTCTTTTTACATAGTAACCGTCTTTTTCTTTAACGACACCATATACACCCCCGTTTTTAGATTCTTTCACTAATTCGGGTTTACTCGAAGAACGACTGTTATTTTTATTACTGTTGAAGTATGTTAATTCAAGGATTCTTTTTAACTTGTCATCCCCGTTTAATTTTTCACTTCCTAGTGGTTTTAATTCTGCCATTTTATAAAATTGTTAAGATATACTTATTCTTATCCTATAAATACATAGATATATAGAAAAATTAGGTATAATTATTGTGTTATAGACAATTTCCTGTCCTTAAGTTGTGTTTTTAGCTTTAAAAGTTTTTGGATATATCCGTTTCTTCTTAATAATTTGAATGTTAGATTTTCGTAAGAATATTCTCCACCTGACTCTAAACCACTCTGTCTAAACTCTTTTATCTTTTTTCTAAGATCTTCAAGTTGATCAATGGTAATTTCTTTTGGGTTTTGTACTAATCGATCTATCTTTTTTCCAAACTCTTCACCCTTCTCTAAAATCTTTCTATCATCAATATTTGGTTTATCTTTTTCAGGTTCTACAATCCATTTATTATGTAATATGGAGTAAACTCCCGATGATATATGTTCTTCATTTACGTCTTGCACGTAAACTTCAACATCATAACCTTTTATTTTAATATCATGTTTTTCATTCCATACGTTTTTCTTTGCGTCGAAAAACTCTTTTAAAATATCCATTTCGTATTTGGATTCTTCAAAGTCTATTAGAATGTGTAAATCTACGTCTGAGTATTGAGACCAATTGTAGTTCGCTAAAGATCCTGTGAGGATTATATCATGTATAAAAAATTCAACACCTAAACTCTCAATAAAATCATTTGAAATATCTAAAAGTCTTTTCTTAATTTCATCACGCATAACAAAATGACCTTTTACCTCATCAAATATTTGATTAGATAAAGTTTCCTTTGTCTCGAAAGATTTTACAATTTGTTTGTCTTTCTTTTTACCCTCAATAAGTTCTTCAAATAAACTCATCCTTTTTTTGTATAGTTATGTGCTTTAGCGATATTTTCGTTAAAGTATTTTCCTTGGGATTCAGATAACCTAAATTTGGTGAACTTAGACCAAGGAACTTTATTATACTCATAAATACTTCCGTTATTGAATATAACGGTCAAGTCTTCTGTTTCCGTATGGTAAGAGACTTCTTTAAGATTGGATGATTGGACAACGACAGTAATAAGTTTACCATCAATTTTTTCTGATATTATTCCCATATTATATTATTTATATATTATAGATAATAAATATCAAAAAATAAACCCCTCATTTAGAGGGGTTTAAGTTAGTTAGATACTTTTAACTTTTCTCGTCTTAAACTGACTCACAATGTTCTCGTTTAAGAACTTACCTTGTGATTTAGCCAATCTAAACTTTGTAAAAGTTGTAGACGGAACGTTTTGGTACTCATAAGATTTACCTGTTGTAAAGGTAACTCTTAAATTTTCTTTTAAAGTGTCGTAAGACGCAGCCTTTAAACTAGTGGAAGCGATTGATACGGTGATCATCTTTCCGTTGATTTTTTCTTTTTTTACTGACATGGTGTTAAATTTTATATTATAAATCTACACAAATATATCCATAAAAAAAAATTTTAGAGGAAATATTTTAATTCAATGAAATCAATCTTTCTAAACTTTTCTTCTTATCAATTGGTAATGAAAGAGTTAGAACCCCATTTTCTACTTTTCCTTCGATTTCTTTTTCTTTAACATCTTCTGGAATATTGTAGGATTTCACAAAACTTCCAATAAAATGATGTGTATTATCACTCTCTTCTTTTTGGTAAGTGATCTTTAACACACCTTCTTTGGTGGAAATTTTAAGGTCTTCCTTTGTTAAACCAGGAACGCTGATGGATACCGTGTATCCTAATTCATCTTTTTCGATGTTAGTTTCAGGAGTAGATAGAAATCCCTTCGTGTCCAATCCTCTAAAAAATGGGTCTTTAAATAATGTAATCATAATATATTGTTTTTATACTCTCTTACTAACAAAATTTTTGCCAACACATTAATTTAGACAAGTTGTCATAGTTTTTTAATTTTATTTGACAACTTGTCATTAAAATAAATTTATACACAACCGTTTTGTTTTTAGTTCGATTTATGTTATGTTTGTACTGTAAACTAAACTTATTATTATGTCAGTAGATTTTTTTGAGGATGGACCAACCACGAACCCCAAGAAGGTTAGAAAAGGGTCAAACACACCAATCTTAGACAATTTCTCTCGTGATCTTATTAAGATGGCTGAAGAGGGTAAAATTGATCCTGTAGTTGGTAGGGATAAAGAGGTAAAAAGAATCGCACAAATTCTATCTCGTAAAAAGAAAAACAATGCCGTTATCGTTGGTGAGGCTGGTGTTGGTAAATCGGCGTTAGTTGAAAAATTAGCATTAATGATATACAAAGGAGATTGTCCTTCAAATCTTTTAGACAAACGTATCATGTCTTTAGATTTAACTTCATTAGTTGCCGGTACAAAATACCGTGGTCAATTTGAAGAGAGAATTAAAGCAATTATCAACGAATTACAAGAGGCTCCAAACGTAATCATCTTTATTGATGAATTACATACTATGGTTGGTGCCGGTAATGCGAGTGGTGCGATGGACGCCGCAAATATTTTGAAACCCGCATTAGCACGTGGTGAATTACAATGTATTGGTGCCACAACATTTGATGAATTTAAAAAACATATTGAAAAAGATGCGGCATTAGTTCGTCGTTTTCAAAAAATAGTTTTACAAGAACCGACTGAAGAAGAAACATTAGAAATTCTTAAGAACTTAACTACATCATATCAAGACTTTCATAAAGTAAGTTATGAGGAAGGTGTTTTAGAAACTATTGTTAAACTTTCAGGACGTTATATTACTGATAGACAATTTCCTGATAAGGCAATTGATGTGTTAGATGAATTAGGTTCTGAAAAAAGAGTATCGTCTAAAATTCCTGAAGTAATTGAAAAATTAAAAAAGGAAATTGACATTATTAAAGAAAAGAAAGTTCAAGTTGTAAAAAATCAAAATTACGAACAAGCGGCAAAACTTCGTGATGAGGAAAGGAAGGTCACAACAAAATTAGATGAAGAAAAATTAAAGTGGTCCGACAAACAAAAAGATAATAAAATACCAGTTTCATTAGATGATGTTTACGACATCGTTAGTGATATGACGGGAGTTCCAATTACTAAACTTGACACTAAAGAAACTAAGAAGTTATTAGAACTTGAAAATATTTTATCTTCAAAAGTAATTGGTCAAGACGAAGCGGTTAAAACAATCTCTAAGGCAATTAGAAGAAATCGTGTAGGTATCAAAGAAGCAAATAAACCAATCGGTTCATTTATTTTTATCGGATCAACAGGTGTTGGTAAAACATATCTTGCAAAGTCAATTGCTGAAACCTTATTTGGTGATCCTGATAAAATTATCCGTGTTGATATGAGTGAGTATATGGAGAAACATAATGTATCTAAATTAATCGGTTCTCCTCCAGGTTATGTTGGTTATGATGAAGGAGGTCAGTTGACTGAGAAGATTAAAAATAACCCATTCTCTGTCGTTTTATTTGATGAAATTGAGAAGGCTCATAAAGACGTGTTTAATATCTTACTCCAAATTTTAGATGAAGGACATTTAACAGATTCATTTGGTAGAAAAATTAATTTCACAAATACAATTGTTATCATGACATCTAACGTAGGAGCTAAACGTGTATCTGATTTAGGTGCAGGTGTTGGATTTAAAACTTCATCAAGTGAAGAACAACAATATGAAGTTAGAAAGACAATGATTCAAAAGGCATTGAAACAACAATTCAATCCTGAGTTTTTAAATCGTATTGACGATATCATTCTATTCAATTCATTGAATGATGAAACGTTAAGAAAAATTATTGGAATTGAAGTTAATAATTTAAACAAACGTTTAATTAATAAGAACTACAAAATTAATTTTGATAAAACGGTCATCAATAGAATTTATGAATTAAATTCACAAGAAGAATATGGTGCACGTCCGTTAAAACGTATTATACAAAATCTTTGTGAAGACTTTCTAAGTGAAGAAATTTTAAAAGGTACAATTTTAGAAAATGTACAATATACTTTGAAATATAAAGACGAAAATTTATTAATTTCAAAAAAATAATGTAAATAGTTGACTTTTTATTAAAGTTATATATATTTATATCACTATAGGTTCTCTTTGTCGATTACCTTTTCGTTTTTCAAAAGTAAGTGGGGTTGAACCCACCCAAAGACCTTAAACCCCGACATCTCGTTGGGGTTTTTTATTGGATTTTGTTTTCTAATTTAATTTTCGTATATTTACTATATATGAAAAAAGTAACATTTATTTTAGCTCTTGGTGTTGTATTAACACTAGCAGCATGTGGTTCAGGGTCAACCGCAACTCAAACAACTGACTCAACAGCGGCTCCTTTAGTAGATTCAACATCAGCACCTGTTCAAGGTGGTGCAGGTGGTGGAGTACAAGATGAAAACGGTAAGAGTGATTCTCATTCTACTGTTGAAGAAGTAAAATAAGAAATCGGGGTTGGTTAATTCCGACCCCAATTTTTTAATCCTAAATCTCTCATATGGATAATGTAAACGAGACACAAGGCGAATTAATATTATTACGAGGTTTACCTGGTTCAGGTAAATCAACATTAGCAAAGACTATACTACAACTTAGAAGTACGGACGAACCTGAAGTTTTATCTGCAGATGATTTTTTTGAAGATAAAGAAGGTGATTACAATTTTGATCCGACTAAATTAAAAGAAGCACATAACTATTGTCAATTTAGATGTTCAGAAAGAATGAGACAACAAAAAGCGAAGATTGTTGTTGCAAATACTTTTACTCAAGAATGGGAAATGGACGAATATTTTAAAATGGCAGAAAGATACAATTATAGAGTTCATACTGTA